TGTGAACAATCAGAGTGTTCGTATTCGAAGTATCGCACCAGACCACCATACAGCCCGTAGTGTTAGCAGTAGCCCCAGCTTGGTAGTCAGGAAAAGTCAGGCCCAGATTGTGGGTGATGGTATAGATACCAGTACCAGTGTGAGTAATTGTCCAGCTAGGCGGTAGAGAGGTATTTGCACAAGTGGCATCACTCGAACCATATCCCATCAGATGATAAGCATTACCTGTAGGGCTCTTGGTGCCAGAAGCGTTACCACCTTGGATGTGAGTCAGTGTGTTATGATACCGAGTTACAATGTCCCCAATATCCGAAGAGGTAAAGTTCAGGTCTGACCAGGGAATGTTTTGACCATTCAGAAAGTTAGTCAGATTGGTATACCACTCTAGCCAGTAGTAACTCCCAGAAGGGGAATTGAGGGGCGGTGGAGGAACTCCTGCTGCCATGTATTATCTCCGAACTTCTTGGATGATATCAACTTCAAAAGCTTCCATCCGTAGAGGATAGGGTTGTTGATATACGAATTCAAATGCTCTACGACGGGTATATCCTAACTGAGTTATCGTAGAATAGCCTCCACCTAGATACAGAGTCTTACCTGTAGAGAATGTGTTGTAGTCATCATCGGACCAGGAAACTGTAATTGGAACAGCAGTGTTTCCATCAGGTCCATCTGCAATCAGAGTCAGGCGATAGAGGCGTTTACGTTTAATGGTGTCAAAGTCAATCTTACTGGTGACCACCATACAGTTAATGGTGTTTCCACCATCGGTGTACGTGCTAGGAGACATTGCGTAGGAATACAGTTGAGCAGCAATGGAATTCTGGCCAAGCAACACCGGGTTGCCATTGAGAGAATCCGTAGCGTAGTCAAACCCGAAGCAGTTTTGACCAGTCCCATTCGACCACTCATGCCACATCTGTTCTTCAAAGTCATACACGAAGGTACGTTGGTTACCCTTCAGGTTGAGAACATACCACTTGTGACCCGCACACTGAATAGTGAATCCAGTGGCATTAGACATATTAGATCCTTCAAGATCTAGCGCCTCACGAACAGGTTCATTGGCAATCTCAGTAGGTTGGAATCCATTGATCACCCAAATGGTGCGACCACCGTTGCCCGTTTCACCAACCATAATTAGCTCCATTTCAGTTTGGCTAATTGTCATCGGAGCTGGACATCCGAACTGAGACACTGCTGGAGCGTTACGCTCAAGTGGAGAGCCTGTAGCATTGGCATTGTCGTACAGCCATTCAATAGATCCTGTACCGATACAGGCAATGTAGTTCTGGACTTTGGCCAACCCCACGATAGGGTCCGGGAACATTTCAGCTTCAATGAAACCATCTGAAGGCCACGTAGTTGGATCATTCAATGCACTGTTGTACAGCGTTTGAGTTCCGGGAGTTGCCAAGAACAAATACCCATCCAGAAAGATGGGGTTGGGAATATGAGGAGACGGAAAGCCACTACCTGTAATCTGGGACACCGAGTTACCACTAGTGATGATGTAGCCATTAGTGCCGTCACACAGAATCAGTTCATCAGTAGTGGAGTTGTTGTACTCAGCAAAGCCCACAGGTCCAACAGAAGTACCAAGGGTAGCAAGCAGGGAACCGTCAATATAGAGTTGATTCCCGACTACTGTATAGGTGGCGTTGTTGGCCCGCCAGTAGAAAATCCCCCGTCCCTCTGCATTGGGAAAGGGACCATAGAATGTACTGACACCGGGACGCTTCTTCAGATAGTATTTCTTGCCATCGCTGATGGGACTTTTAATGAGTTCCGGATACACATTCAGGAAGCGTTGATCCTTGGCAGCAGTACCATCCCGCTGTTGCGGGGAGCCAATAAAGGAAAATCGTTGCGTGTGATATTGTGTAAAGTATGGGTTCGTACTGATTTTAATTCTCCTTTACTCGTTCTTCAATATCCTCAACAGTTTCCAGAATCTCAGCATCTACCTTCTGGGATTGCTCTAGCATCTGCTTGATGGCATTCATCACTTCACTGTGTTGAAGATCGGTTTGTTCCTGCATCATGGCAAAGAACGCCAGGGACACCGAAGCTTCCGAACTCAAAATGATATTGATGCCAGCAAGATCACGATCCCACCAGGAAAAAATGTAGTGAAGAGCCAACCAACCAAAGATGAACACCAACAACCCAATAAGAAATGTCGAAGATCCTCGAAACTTAGCATACCATTTAGCGAAATTAATATCCATACGGGTTCCCCCCGCCCATACCCATAACCACCCAATCCGGTTGCAAGAACAGAGCCCCCTCTTCCGTACCGAACGACAAAGCATTGGTAATGAGCATCTGGGCAGTTTCGTTGAACTTGTCCAGTTCACTCAGGGGAATACCATATTCAGGGCCAAGTCGGTGAGCCAGCGAATAGATCAAAGGCTCCAGCCAGATTTGAGGGAAGTCTGGAGTATCTGTGTTCTGATCGAACTGATCGAAAGGACGCTGGTACACAAACCAGATTTGACGATTGGCTGCGGAGTAAGCGTCCGGAGCAGGCCAAATGTTGATCACACCAGTCTGGTTACCGGGTTGATACCAGAAGTGAACCGGATAACCTTGGTCATTCGGAGCATTGAGCAGATTATAGTTGTATTGAGTGTAAATGTTCATCGGAATACGATAAGTCGTACTCGGGTCAGAAACATCCAAATTCCACGCTTGAGTAACTTTAAGTGGGGCAGGAATGTTGAGATTTCCCGTACCCACACCAAGTCCCACCGGGTAAGCATTCTGCCCCTGAATGGGAAGAAAATACGTGGTAGTCATTGCCCACACGGGCATACCCTGACCATACAGCGTAAAGACGATATTGTTCAATGCCTCTGCTGCATTGGTCAGTTGAGTTGAAGTAGCAGTGGCCCCATCTGAAATGACACCCAACTTACGGAGGGCAGCATTCATAATAGCCAACTGATTCATATTCCAAGTGGTGTCATTGGAGATGGCCATCACTTACTCCGTAGTAATCGAATCAGCCGGATGAACGTAATCTTTGGAATCATTGAGTGCGTGGATAAGTCCTTCCACTTCCCGCCACGGGCGGTTGCTCAAATACTCCATCAGTGCTCGCATCAGTTCAAGTTGAATAATTTTATCCGTCATATCCTTAGCCTACCAAAAGACGTCGGGTATTACCCGCAGAGTCTGCAATTGTAATGTAACCTGTAACCGACAGGGAACCAGCCGTGTACGTACCAAATTGAACCACACCTGTACCCTTGGGTTCCAGATAGAGATTGATGTTTGTGTCGTTGCCACCGGCAGCGATTACCGGAGGTGAACCAGTCACAGCCCCAGCAAAGAACAAGTAGTTCGTCGCATTATTTGTCACTGCAAAAGATGCAATCGGACGGGCATTCTGTTGTTGAAGAATCGTCAGATACCCTTCTTGGAAATCTAGCTGCGTGGCGTTAGTCTGCGTGGTCCCTGTACAGAGAAGGGAGGATGTTTGACCACCACCGGGACCGTACCACTGAAGTGAGTACCCTTCTGGGAAGGAGATAGCTTCTGCAATACCACTGTTGTACTGAATAGAGTTGGCAGAGAAGATGATACCCTTCAGGAACGGAGCACTATTATCCGTGGTATTCTGCACAATGGTCATTGCCGAACTAGCGGCACAGAGACCTGGTTCTTGTGCTACTCCGAAGCCATTACCAGAGTCAATCTGAATGCCGGTACACAACCCAACAGGGCCCGCATAAGGGGTCTGAAAGATCGGAACCCCTGTCTCATTAGTAACTGCAATTTCAATCCCATAGGCATTGCCATCGGTCGTTTGCAGGCGGTGGGCCTCACCATAGTAGCCCCAGCAGTCTGCAGCAAAACCGTTTTCATTGTTGGCATAACCAAAGGCTTGAACACCAATGGCGGCTGCACCTGTCGCAGTGAAATACTTTGTTTGTGCTCCAGCAGTAACACCAGAACCTGCCGACACCGATGTGTTTGTCAGAGAGGCAAACTGAGCAAAAGGAACCGAACCACTATTCACACCAAACGTATTTGCCTGGAGTTGGGATAACCAATCAGGAGATGCGGTGGGATAAACACCATCATAGACCGTAGCGTCACCAACAAACAGACGGTCGTTCATACGATTGATCTTAGCACCATTCTGAGCATAGATCTGTTGAGTGCTTGATTGTTCCAACGGTACGAAACCGTTGACGAGACTGTTTACCCCATTCAACCAGATCGATTGCACTGGAGTAACGAAAGGGATAAAAGTAGCATTTTGAATTGCTGGATAAGTCATAAATTAGTGTCCTGCATTAACCCCGTTAACTTTCTCATACGTTCGCATACCGCCCAGACCCAGCATACCAATCAAGATTGGCATCATTTCACTCAGATCAGCTTGTGGAATCGTTACTGGATGCCCAATGATTGTCATGACTGTGGACACCAATGGGGTGCCTACATAGTTCCATGCGAGACACGAACCACAAATCCAACCAATAAAGGGTCTCCACCCAGCTACAAAAACCTTCTGATTAGTAGCCTCTGTGTTGTCAATGTTCAACTGACCTTGCAGGATTGCAGCAGCGGCAGCAATTTCTTGCTGCTCTTCAGCAGTCTTGTCTGGCCAAATCTTATTAACAATCGTAGAAGCCAGATCAGCTACCTCACCTACACCTGTGATGCTCATGTGGATCACCCTTTATGAAAAAATTTCCAGCCACTTAGAAAGATACCAACACATGAAATGGCAAACCAGACGGCACCAATAAATCCCTTGTAACGATTCAGTTGAGCATCAATGGACTCCACATGCTTCAGGATTTTATCAATCTGTTGTTCTTTTAATTCGGCGCGTTCTTCGAGCGCTGCTACCCTTTCGTGAAGTTCAGTCATCTAAAGTTACCGTTACAAGTTGATTGCCATTCATCAATTGCCAATTGCTACCATTGACAAACCCTAGTGAGACATAGACTACCTCATCAGGAATCTCTGGAGCAGTGGTGGGAAGATTGTTGGGAAAACCTAGATCAGGACGCATGCAATCAGCGATACCCCAATCTGCTATACCAGAAGATCCTGGAGCCGTACAGAACGGATACACAGGATAATCAGGCCCATCAAAGATGTCAAAACTAGTGGGAGCCGAAAAGGGGACCGTAATCCGCTCTTGTCGAGTCCGTAGAAAATCTAATGGTTGTCGGTTTTCATAATCTTCACGGCAAACAATCAGACCATCCCAGCGTTTCAGTGCTTCACCGGATTTGATCTTTCGATTGCATACCATGCACCAGACATTCCATTCCCCGGATTTAAACCAGTTTCGAGCCAAGATTTATCTCCTACGACGAGCAAAGATACCACCATATGCTGCATTAGTCGATGTCGTAAACTGAGACTGGGCTACCAGATATACAGTTGTCGTGGAACTTACATTGATACGCGTTGTGCCTACCGGCAAGCTCGGAGCAATTCCAGCCGCAAAGGTAATCGGCAAGTAGTAGTAGGCACCACTTGTAGGACCTTGTAGTGTAGCCGAAACGGTATTAATGCTTCCAAATACGTTTTGGACGACAGTACTTCCTGCCGGGTTATAGGCTACAGTGCCCCAGACATCCCAATCCCCAGCAGTCAAAGAAATGCTGGTTACGTTCGCGGGAGTACCACTGGTCAGAGCTACTGCTGAACCCAAAGCCACCGTTGAGGAAATAAATTCACCAATACTGCCCGATTGAGCACTATCTGCCAGAGTCGTACCGACGATACCTGCCGTAGTTGCAGGAGTAATCGTGCTGGTGGCACTAATTGTGGTGGCATGGACTGCTGCCGGAGTAGTGGCACCATATGAAGGGGGTGCTGCAAAGGTGTTGGCTACAAATGCCGTAGTCGCTACCTGAGTCGTACTAGTTCCCGTAGAAGCTGTAGGAGCGGCCGGAACACCAGTAAAGGTAGGTGATGCAAGAGGTGCAAACGAAGCAGCAACAAAGGCTGTCGTTGCAACTGCCGTAGAACTGTTACCGGGAGATTGGGTAACTGCAATCGTACCAGTCGGAAGAGTGGGCGTCCCCGTAAACGTGGGACTAGCCAACGGAGCATAATACGTAGCTACATAGGCACCAGTTACGATCTGCGTGGTGCTGACAATCGAACCCGGAGTGGGTGCCGTAGGGACACCAGTCAATCCAAGATTGTTTACAAGCACCGACAGAGGTAGACCAGTATCAGTCGTACCTCCCGTCACTGCATAGAAAAGCGAACTGGCCGCAGCACTTCCGGTTTGCTGAGTAAGTTGTGTTACGTTTTGATTAGCTGCCATTTATAAACCTATACAAGAAGTAAACTACCACCAGTCATTAAAAGTACCACTCCTCCAGAGATCAAAACCAAGTCAC